CTCCGGCACTACCGGCGCTGGCTGCGCGTGGCGATAGAGCGGGGTGACCTCGCGTAGTGGGTCTGCATACGCATTACCGCTATCAAAACACACGACATTCTTAGCGCCTCCACCCGATAGCAGCCACGCCACCGGCTCGCTGTCCATTGCGGCCTTGCGGCGTTCCTGTAGCTCACGAATTATCCCGGCAATTAATCCGGGCGTTGCCAGACGCTGAAATTCACAGTAGTAGTTCTGGTCAGAATGACAGGTGGCCTCTTGTGAGTACCACAGCAAATTAGATAATTCGCCGTCTGTGTGTGGCTCGCTGTCCATTGCGACCAGCGTCATGCGGGCCAACTCTCGTTCTTCTGATGCGCTCGGCTCTGGTCCATTGCCCAGGAAAATTTGCTGTGCGCGCTCTCTGGTTATGGTTGATTTGGTCATTGGCTGGCTCCCCTTCCAAGTTCTGCGCAAATAAATCCTGCTATAATCGCGCCGCAGTGCCCGGCAATAAGCGCCCAAACAGGCACGTCAATCTTTGCCGCTACCATGCTTATCGGCGTAGCTCCCAAGCCGATGAATGCAATAGTGAGATAAATTTTCCAACGTTCCGCCATCATTCAGCCTCCACCTTGATGCCAGCGGCGGCCAGCACTACCTTTACGTCCTGGCTGTAGTTATAAACACCATCAGACCAGACATATCTGTCCCCAGATACCATCTGCCTTAAGTCTGGCAGCTTCACGGTGCGTGACTCCATCTCGGCGATGCGCTGCTGTCGCTCGAAAGACTCTTGCGCAAGCCCCGCATTCCATTCCCGCAATTCTTCGATATAGCGCTGCGCCTTCTCCAGCGCCTCTACCAGTGCGAGGATGTTGGCAGGGTTAGCCAGGGCGATGAACTCCCCATTCCTGTCTGTCTGAACTTGGGTGAAATCACCACTATCGACATAAACTATTGAACCCTGGTCTTCATTCATCGAGTCAACGTTATATTCAATGCTCGTGTTTCCCGGGTAGTATTCCCAGCGCCCGGGAGTCGCTTTCTCTGCTGCCGCTTTCAGGCTCTGCGCCAGTTCGGTGATATCAGTCATTGGCCTTTCCCTCGCTGCGGAACATCATGATTGTCAGGTCGCCTTTAGTGGCCAGGCGAACGGTAGAGCCGGGTTCCAGGCTGTTAAGCTCAAAGGCGTCATAAAACTCATTCACAGCTTTCTGGCGGCGAGATTCCTTACGACGCTTGTCCCACTGCCTTAGAGCATTTTTGGTAATCCACTGGCCTGTTTTAACCATGATGTATGCCCATCCAAGAATGGCTAAACCGGTATTGAGATAAGTGGCGATGCTCATTTCCCGGCCCCCTCGCGCAGCGAGTCTGCCAGCCACTGCAAATTCATAATCTGAACTCCGATATTGCTGAACTTCTTCTCCAAGTGGGCGATACCTTTTTCAACTCCGCGCGCCTCGGTCTCTGCAAAAATGCGATCGGTGGCGGAATGCTTTTCTCTGGCGTCACGAATAAAATCCTCTGCCTGCATGGTCATGCCGGCGCCAAATTCATATTCCATCAGCGCCTTTTGCATTACGAATGCGCCACCCTGAGCGACATCAGTTAGTCGCTTATTCTCCGCCGCCAGTTGCTTAAACGCTTTCGCCAGCTTCAGGAACTTCTGCTCTCTGATCGACGGCTCGCCTGCGCTCTCAAGGGAGGCGATGAGCTCGTTTACTGTTTCGATGTTCATGCTGTCACCCACTCGATCGCCAGATAAGCCACATACAGGACGGCGATGATTGCCACCCACCCAATGATGTTTGCCACCATCACGAACAGCAGCAGTGACCGCCGGCTGTAATTCACGAAATCGAAATCCATACTTACCCCCGCTTACCCGTTTAACTTATTGATTCAATTGATATCAATGAAGATCGTTGTTTTAGAACTCTTCGACCTTCCACCCGCCGCCGGCTTTTGCCGGGAGCTTCGTTACTCCGATGATCCGGAATGGGTACTGGTCGGCGGCGACTTTGGTTTTCACCCTGGCATCGTCGGTCCAGTAACCCCCCTTCACTTCGTGCATTTCCAGTTGGCCGTTTGCCAGCATCACGGCGAAGTCAGGCGTGTAGAACGTGTTGTCAGCCAGACGCAGCTTGATGCCTTCGAACCGGTACCAGGCGATTTCCCCGTAGCGCTTACGCAGCTCAAGCTCTTGCGCATACGCAGTTTCGGTTTTGTTCATCTGTCCCGCTTTAAGCCGGCCAAGTGCCTGTAGTGTCTTTCGCATGATTTTTACCTTATTGGTAATTTATAACCATAAACGGATCAATATCAATAGTCTTGCGCATATTTTATTACCTTTTTGGTAAACATTAAGGCGTAAAAAAACGCGCTTCCGCGCTGCGCTGGCTGTCAGGGCGCCGGGCCGCCCCTGAATCCCGGCGGGATCTCGGTATCCGGACGGGATATGGTGTTCACATCTCGCTGCCCAGAGCCGCCTTTCAGCTCGAACAGCCCTTTCCAACCCTTCGCCATGCTCTGCTTCACAATCTGCATCTGCCGTGTGTGGTTGCCGCCAGACAGGTTAATCAGTTCGGTGATTGCTGCGCCCTCGCTCCGTTCAGTTGGGGCGTAGGCTTTAAACCGCATTTCTGACCTGTAGGCCTTCCACTCATCCCAGGCTTCGGCATTGAGCTGTTCAGGATACGGATAAGATTTTTTTGTCTCCCTCCCCCTTGGGGGGTTAGGGGGGATCTTATCTTTTACTTCTTCCTCTTCCTCTTCCTCTTCCTCTGGTAACGCTTTTTGTAACGCAGCCAGCGTTACTTTCTGCGTTTCATTTTTACGGTGTGCTGCAACCCTTCTGTTTGTAAGTGCCCGTTTTTTAGAGCTTTCCCCATTATGGCGCTCAAAGTTGGGGAGAATAAGCTTGTTGCCGTCGTAAGCGAGCCAACCAACAGCGATCAGTGCATCAGCGAATCCTGTAATAAAAGCGATACGGTCAAGCACTCCTTTTGTAACGCTGCCAGCGTTACCGTCGACAGTCTGCTGATCCGCCCATGCCCATATGCGAACGAGCTTACCGAGTACCGCGTCGGGGTCGATATTCAGGATTTCTGCTATCTGGAAAATCTCCGGCTTGTCTGGTGTGATCACCTCGACTTTTATCCAGCTACTGGCCATCCTGCACCCCCATGTAAGCACGAATAAAAGCCGCAGCTGCCTGTGCGTTTATGGCGTTGCCGTAACCCTTCAGGCGGCCGACGCGGTTGCTGCTTGCCACTCTTGCCACCCCGGGCTCGACTCGTCCCATGCGTGCGGCAGCCCCATCAACCAGCGGGAATGTGCCGGGTTCAACTGGACGCCATTTGCCATCTCGACATAAGAGCCAGTCCGCATCTCGCCAAAAACCGTTAACCTCAAGGGCCCGCACAGGCTCGCCGCCCATCCGATTTTGTTCGGTGTCTCCCTGCCGTCCGCACTCATTTGCACCGTCGTTGCATTGGTGATGTAGTTGACCTGTGGTGTTGGCCAGCCCGTCAAAAACGCCTGGCGCGGCAGCTGGTCCAGTCGCTCCTTCCCGTCCCGCTGCGCCGTCATTCCCGCTGAGTCCTTCCAGTCGCGCGACGTTGGTGTTACCCATGCCTCTAGCACTGCAAAGTCCTGTAGATTGGGCTGGCGACCAGCCTCCTTCCTCGCCATTACCTTTTTCCAGTCCTGGTAGCAGTTTTTGACATTGCTCGCCAGCGGACTCGGCCACCCAGTAAGCTCTCTCTCTGATGTGCGGTGCACCGATGCCCGCTGACGTAAACGGCACAAGCCCGAAGGCGTATCCCACTCCTTCCATGTCTGCCTGTACAAGGTCGAACCATGTATTTGCGTTACCGCTTGCAACCTGTTCGCCAAAGACATGCTGAGGTCTGCGCTCGCTGATGAGATGGAAGAAGTGGGGCCAAAGGTGCCGCTCGTCAGCAAACCCATCTCCTTTGCCTGCCGCGCTGAAAGGCTGGCACGGGCAGGAGCCAGTCCAGACCGGGCGATCGTCAGGCCATCCGGCGAGGCGGAGGGAATGGGACCAGACGCCGATACCGGCGAAAAAGTGGCACTGGGTAAATCCTCTGAGGTCGTCAGGTGTGACATCTTCAATACTCCGTTCATCAACTTCGCCAGGGGCAATATGCCCGGCGGCTATGAGGTTACGCAGCCACTGCGCCGCGAATGGGTCGATCTCGTTGTAGTAAGCTGAAGGCGTCATGCTGCCTCCCTGGCCTTTCTGGCTGCTTTCAGACGCTCTGATCTCATCTGCGCCTGCCGGCGCGCGCGCTCGTTATTGCACGTAACGCACTCGCCGCTGATGGTGTATCGCTCGCTGTCGTGGCCATGCTTACACGTCTTCCCTGTGTAGAACCGGGTGAGCCCCTGCTCAATGGCCTCTCGCTGGGTAATTCGTTTCATAGACTTGCCCTCTTTCTGCATTTGTCTTTGGTAATTTTGCAGCAAGCCAAAAAAAGATCAACCGTATTTGGATAATTATTACCAAATTGGTGTTCAGGGAGAGGCAGGAGCCGCCTTGGGGTGGCGGCGCGGGTGAGTTTTGAGGATTAACGTTCGTGGAACCAGAGGACCAGGTCGGATTTTGCGGAGATCCACTTACGGGATTTGCAGGCTTTAAACAGTCTTTCTAACAGAGGCTTACGTGGAATTCTTCTACGGCCAGTCAGGTGAACCTGAATGTAGTGGCTGGTCGTGCCGGCGTCACTTGCGAACTCTTCTCGCTCAGCCGGCGAGAGGTCGAGCCAGCAGCGTTTGAAGTCAAATTTTTGCACATCGCTCATATTTTTTTAGTCCCGGACTAACTTTAGACAGCCTGATTATTACCAATCTGGTGTAAAAATCAATGACTGTTACCTTTTTGGTAAGTTTACCTTTATGGTAATATTCTATTAAATTTAATCAGTTAGGTAACAATTTCAGGCTAAAAAAATAGAAATGAAAAGCATCTACGACATAAGACGCGACAACCTCAATGAGATAATCCGGAAGGATTTCGATAACACGCAACTCCGGTTTGCCGAGAGAATCAAAAAATCAGCTAACCTCGTTAACAGGTGGAGCAAGGGGACAAAAAATATCGGCGCTAACGCGGCACGCGAGATCGAGTCGTTCGCCGGAAAAGGTCGTTTCTGGCTGGATATCGACCATCTATCAGATACCCCTACGCTGCCGGAGATTATCGACCCGCAGGAATGGAGTGTGGAAAAGCAGGCAGCGTTTACCCTGGGTGTATGGATGGGACAGCATCCGGATCTGAACTCAGAGAAAAAGGTTTCGGAAGCGGCCGGCATCGGCCAGGCGACCGTAAATCGCATCCTGAACTGCGAAGGCTCCACCAGCATTGGCGTACTGTCGGCTATCGCCAGGGCGTTCGGCCGCGATGCATATGAGCTGATCCTGCCACCTGGAAATGCTGGTCTGATTGACTATGACCACCATGAATACGCCGGGCTGCCGCAGGAAGAGAAAAACAAGATCACCGCCTTCATCAAGTTCATCGTCAGTCAGAACCAGTAACCTCTAACCTACCTGTCACTCCCTGATGGGATAACTCCCCGCGCCTCATACACTTACCAAAATGGTAAACTTTTCCTCGTCAAATCTATTGACACAACCATAAATTGATCAGATTATTACCTTAACGGTAACAACAGGGCGTTGAATTACCAGAAATCCACCACCGGGTGGCTTTCTCATACCCCTGATATTTACCAAATGGTAATAGTGAGGTGTGTATGCAATGGCAAATCATTAACGGCTGGTACTGCGTTACGGCATGCGGGCTGATGAGCTGGAAGTTTCGCACGCTGCCGGAAGCAATCAGCTGGGCTTTCGTCAGCAAACTGGCAGCAAAAACGGAAATGGGTATGGGGGTGAGTAAGTGACTGATTTAGCAATTATCGAAATCGCGCCAGACATGGCGCCGGCAATTTACGTTGAGAACGGGCTTGATTCCTTCCTGGAAAAGATCCGCGCCGGAGTAAACGAAGTTCCTGACCTGAGCACTGCAAAGGGCCGGGCTCGTATTGCATCGCTGGCCGCACAGGTATCACGCAGCAAAACTGCAGTAGAGAAACCAGGCAGGGATTACCTGAAGCGCCTTAAGGAGCAGCCGAAAGTGGTTGAAGCCGAATTGCGCCGCTTCGTCACCGAATGCGATCAGCTGCGCGATGAAGTACGCCGACCTCTTACCGAGTGGGAAGAGGCTGAAAAGGCGCGCACCGAAGCACTGCAGCAGCGCCTTGTGGATTTGCGTGCGCTGGCTGACGTGATCGACGCTGCCGGTAACTACCTGCCTTCTGCTGATATTCAGGCGCGCATTCTGGAAGCTAAATTTGTGGTACTGGATGACAGTTGGCAGGAACGTGCAGCAGAGGCGGGAGTGGCTAAAGATTCAACTATTCAGCAACTGGAAGCGTCGCTGGTAATAGCGCAAAAGCGCGAACATGAAGCCGCTGAGCTTGATCGCCTGCGCAAAGAGGCAGAAGAAAAAGCACGTCTTGAGCGTGAAGAGAATATCCGCCGTGAAGCCGCTGAACAGGCTAAGCGTGATGCAGAGGCAAAGGCACAGGCTGAAATTGATGCTGCTGCACGCCGTGAATCTGAAGCCAGAGCTGCAACTGAACGCGCAGAGCGCGAAAAAATTGAAGCCCAGCAGAAAGCAGAGCGTGAAGCAAAAGCCGCTGCGGAAAAAGCTGAGCAGGAAAAGAACGCTGCTATCGCAGCGGAGCGCCGCCGTCAGGAGGAAGCTGAATCAGCGCGCCTGGCTGAGCAGAAGCGCATTGCGGAAGAAGAAGCGCGCCGGGCCGCTGATAAAGAGCACCGCCGCAGCATCAATAGACAGGCTATCGCAGACCTGATTGAAAGCGGCCTTACGCAGGAAATGGCAAAGAAGGCACTGATCGCCATCGCCAGCGGGAAGGTATCTGCAGTCTCTATCAAGTACTGAGGTGCGTATGAATACTCAGCAGATTAACAACCTGAAAAAAATCATGACCAGCATCGACAGCGACTACCAGCTGAGCCAGATGCACTATGAGCGCCAGGTGGAGCTGATCGACGCGATCAAATACCACCAGCTGCAGAAACCTTTCTACGAACTTGAGCGCAAAGGCGTGCGCACAGAGATTCTGGAAGAACTGATGATGAGCCCGGAATTCGAAGAAGCTCTCGCGGCGTACCAGGCCGCGCTGACCAGCATCATCGCGAAGTGGGATCTGGCTGACCAGCTGGATACGGCGAGGAACGCGGCATGACACCAGGCATTTACTTCGACATCAGCAACGAGGACTACCACGCCGGCGACGGCGTGAGTAAGTCGCAGCTGGATATGGTGGCGCTGAGCCCGGCCCTTCTGCAGTGGCAGAAATCAGCACCGGTCGATACCGAAAAGTTGAAAGCTCTGGATATGGGTACTGCCCTGCACTGCCTTCTTCTGGAGCCGGAAGAGTTCGATAAGCGCTTCATCGTGGCGCCGCAGTTCAACCTGAGAACCAACCAGGGGAAAGCAGATCAGGAAGCCTTCCTGAAAGACGTCGAGAACATGGGCATGACGGTAATGGACGCCGAACAGGGCCGGAAGCTGAAACTGATGCGTGATAGCGCAATGGCGCACCCGGCAGCGCGATGGCTGCTTGAGGCGGAAGGATTCTGCGAAGCCTCTCACTACTGGACAGATCCGGAGACTGGCGAACTGTGCCGCATACGCCCGGACAAGCGCCTGAAGAATCACCCTGTCCTGCTGGACGTGAAGAAGGTTGCCGATATGGAGCGTTTCTCGCGCCACATTGAGGAATTCCGGTACCACGTACAGGACGCGATGTACCGCGAAGGCGCGCAGCAAACCACCGGCGATCCACATGGATTCTTCTTCTTGGCAGTGAGCGAAACCATTGACTGCGGACGCTACCCGGTGCGGGTGTTCGAACTGGATGCGCAGGACGTGGACACAGGGCATGCGCTATACCGCCGGGATCTGAATACCTATCACCAGTGCCGCGAAACAGGCGACTGGGGTGGATTTGAAGTTATTAAACGCCCTGAGTGGGCACGCAAACAGGATATGTACGTATGAGCAACGATATCGCAATCACTTCTCAGCCTGGCGCTACCGTCGGCACCGCAGCGGCAATCTTCAGCCCGGAAGGGATGGATCGCCTGGTGCGATTTGCCACCCTGATGGCTGACAGCAAAGCCACCGTTCCTGCGCACCTGGCTGGAAAGCCAGCTGACTGCCTGGCGGTGACTATGCAAGCGGCGCAGTGGGGAATGAACCCGTTCGCGGTAGCGCAGAAAACTCATGTGGTAAACGGCACGCTGGGCTATGAAGCGCAACTGGTTAATGCGGTTGTCTCTTCATCAAACCTTCTTGCCACTCGCCTGAACTACAAATGGGATGGCGACTGGTCAAAGGTAAGCGGGAAAACCGACAAATCTCCGAGCCTGACAGTGACAGTGTGGGCAACCCTTAAAGGCGAATCTGAGCCTCGCACCCTGACCATCAGCATGGCGCAAGCCGGAGTGCGCAACTCACCACTCTGGGAGCAGGATCCGCGTCAGCAACTGGCTTACCTGTGCGTTAAGCGCTGGGCACGCCTACACGCCCCTGATGTTCTCCTTGGCGTCTACACCCCTGACGAATTGCAGGAGGCAGCACCGCGTGTTGAGCGCGATATTACGCCAACACCAGCGACTGCATCCGGCATGAACAAGCTGATCAACACGAAGCCTGAGCAACCGGCGGAAGAGAAACCAAAGAGCAGCGACTACCGCGATCCAGAAGAAATTCTGTGCGCTTTCACTGACGCAGCGATGAACTACAACACGCTGAAGGACCTGGACAACGCTTACAAATACGTTGCCAAAAAGCTCGCTAACGATGATGAGCGTCTGGCTAAAGCTACGGACGTCTACAGCATCCGCCGCGAAGAGCTGAATCAAATCCCGATGTAATCACCACCGCGGCGCCGGGCGCGCCGCACTGAAAAAAGAGAGGTAACGATGAAAGGTGCATTAGGCAAAAAGGAACTGCTGGCGGTGGTGCCTGTATCGATGAGCACTATCGACCGCATGGAGAAAAACGGGGAATTCCCTAAGCGTTTCTGGATCACAGACAAGCGCTGTGCCTGGAACAGCGAAGAGATCGAGCGCTGGCTGGATGAACGTCAGCAGAACGGCACAACGGAGTTTGCTGGAAAAAAGCCTCCGGTTGAGCAGCGAGTATTTCGCCCGGTTGGTAATGCGGCGTGACGTCGCTGGCGAGGTACTGGGAAAGGTGGTCAGGATGGTTTCTGTACCTGGCTGCCGTATCCGCCTGGCTGTTCCTGCTGGCGGTAATTTTTCGAGAGGGTTGGATACGATGAATCGGATGGAAAAATACCACGCGGATTATGTCTCGCAGCGCAAAGCGCCCCCTCTTGTCGCCGTAACGCCGGCGGCAATGGAGATCGAGCAGCGCGCTATTGCTCGCGAGAACAAAGGCCAGTACCGCCTGGCCGCTCGTCTCTGGCTTGAGTGCATGGATGCAGCCACTGGCGAGGTTGAGCGGGCCCGTATCGCTATACGCCGCGATCAGTGCATTGGCCACGGGAATCGGCTTCGCCAGGGATGCTATTCCGGGATCTGCGCCACCGCAGGGGTGATTTATGACTAACCCACACGACAGCATTCGCGTAGGCAGTATCACGCTGGTTTATTCGTCCGTGCGCCGTGGCTGGCTGGCGCCAGGTGGCCAGGTTATCCAGAACCCGCTGAAGGCTCAGCGCGTGGCTGAGCAACTGAATAGCAAGAAGGTGGCATCATGAAAGAACGCGGAATGATTTTTAATGAGTATCAGGTGCGCGCCTTGCTTGATGGCAGCATGACGCAGGTTCGGCGCCCTATCACATGGCGTCAGACTCGGGCTACTGAAATTGCAGAGCGCGACGATGGAAGCATGTGGCCATGGAGCGAAGATGCGGAGCACGTATGCGATTACTGGCATCCATGTCCATTCGGTGCAGTTGGCGATGCGATTTATGTCAGAGAGTCATTTTCACGGCTCGACGCATTTAATTTCTTTGATCCAGCAGTTCCTCACGAAGTCCCGGACTTCTGGTATTGGGCCGATGGCGAGCCAGAATGGGGAGACTGGACACGTCCACAATCTGGCGCAGTAATGCCTCGCGCCGCCAGCCGAATCACCGTGGAGATAACCGATATCCGGGTCGAGAAACTTCAGAAGGCTAATGAATCAGACTTGCTGAATGACCTTGGCGACATGCTCGAACACTGCGAAACCGTAGCTGGACGAGCCTTCAACCATGCCGAGCATTATGCGATCGCTGGCGTTCCGGTAGGGCTGTGTCCAGAAATGCACGGCTTTAAAGCGTGGTGGGATAAGGCCAATGGCGCTGGTAGTTTCGACTCCAACCCATGGGTTTGGGTTATCGAGTTCAAACGCATTGAAGGCGGTGCAGTATGAGCGGAAAATACACCCTGATCTATGCGGATCCGCCATGGGCGTACCGCGACAAGGCAGCCGACGGTGACCGCGGCGCCGGTTTCAAGTATCCAGTGATGAATGTTCTGGATATCTGCAGGCTGTCGGTATGGGAGCTCGCAGCCGACGATTGCCTTCTGGCTATGTGGTGGGTACCGACTCAGCCGGTAGAGGCACTGAAAGTAATGGAGGCCTGGGGCTTCCGCCTGATGACCATGAAGGGGTTCACCTGGCACAAGACGAACAAGCATAAAGGGAACAGTGCGATCGGCATGGGACATATGACCCGGGCGAACAGCGAAGACTGCCTGTTTGCCGTGCGCGGGAAACTACCGGCACGCATGGATGCCTCAATCTGCCAGCATGTCACGGCGCCGCGCCTGGAGAACTCGCGCAAACCGGACATTATCCGCGAGAAACTGGTGCAGCTGCTTGGCGATGTCCCGCGCATTAAGCTCTTTGCCCGCCAGTCGTCTCACGGTTTCGACGTGTGGGGTAACCAATGCACGGCGCCGGCGGTTGAGTTGCTGCCAGGCTGCGCAGTGCCGGTAGTGAAGACGGAGGCCGCATGAACATTGCCGAAGAGGCCTCGCTGATACGACAACTCGAAGAGGCTCGCGCCATTATCAACCAGAGGAATGGTGAGATCATTCACCTGCAGCGAGAAGCTGCGCGCTACCGAGAGCAGCGGGATTCTGCAAATGCGATGGTTAAGTTCCTGCGCGGGCTCTTTGAGAATTCTTCGAAGGCGACACAATGAGCCGCCTCCGGGCGGACTATTGTTCATTCATCCACTTTTCAAATGCAGACGGGGAGAACGGCACCAGGTCGTAATGCTCCCCGTTTATCCATGCATCAACCATATTTGCCCACTGCTGCAGCATGTAGGCCCGCTGCCGGGAATACTCGGCCTTGTTGTAAACCGCCCTCACGCCCTTCTGTTCATGCGCCAGCGCCTTCTCTATCCAGTCTGAAGGGAATCCCGCTTCATGCAAAAGCGTGCTCGCTGTGCGCCGCAGGTCGTGCACTGTTAGAGGTTGCAGGTTCTCTCCGGCATCCGCTGCCGCAGCAACCGCGCGATCGATGACTGAGTTCAGAGCAGCATTGGATAACGGCTTACTGGTGCTGTAGCGCCCGGGCAGAAGATAGTCACTCCCGCCTGCGCACATCTGCAGTCCTACCATCAGATCCTGCGCCTGAGGCGGCAGGTAGATGACATGCGACCGGCTCCCCTTCATCCTGTCAGATGGGATCGTCCAGGTGCCTTTGCTGAAATCCACTTCTTTCCACGTCGCCATGATGAACTCGGTTTTGCGCACCATCGTGATCAGGATGAGCTTCACAGCCAGTTTTAAGGTTGGCAACGTGCTGACGGTATCGAGTGACCTGAACAGCACGCCGATTTCTTCCGGCTGCAGGCAACGGTCACGCGGTTTAAACATGGCGATCGCTGAAGGTTTGATATCTGCGGCCGGGTTGAATAACCCGTGCCCGCGGTCATTGGCGTACCGGTAAACGCTGCTGATGATTTCACGCGCCTGCACCGCCGTCGCACGTCCGCCGCGCTCGACTATCCGATCGCAAAGATCCCGCACCATAGGGGTCGTTATCTCGGACATCATTTTGTTTCCGAGAACAGGCAAAATATCCCTGTCGATTACTGATTGCTTCATAGCCCGCGTGCTGTCAGCCAGGACCACATGTTTCATGTAGGCGTCGGTATGTACCGTAAATGTTTCGGCGCCGCGGATCCGTTTGATACCGTCACGCTTCGCCGCAGCCGGCGACTGGCCTGCGTTTAGCAGCTTTTTAGCCGCTATCAGTTCATCCCTGGCTTCAGCCAGCGTGATACCGTCACGACCATACTGACCGATAACCAGCGTCTCCCGGCGGCCGTTGATGCGGTAATCGTAACGAAACGAGATGGTGCCTGAGATCAGCACGGCTACATACAGACCGTCGCGATCTGAGACCTTGTACAT